TGTCGCCGTTTCAGCAGCTGCGCTGGCATCTCCTGCTCTCGCAGACGTCTATGTGAACCCTGAGTTCAATGGCGGCGTTTATGGCGACGATTATCTTGGTGGAACGCTCAATCTTGATGTGGGTTATGAGGTGTCTGACGGCCCTTATTCCTTCTACATCCAAGGTGGTCCTGCCATTGTGATGCCTGACGGTGTTGAGAGTGAAATCGAATTTGCTGGCAAGTTCGGTGGCTCTGTTGCTGTCAGCGAGAAAGCCTCTGTTTATGGAGAGCTGAGCGGCATGACTGGCGATGAGCTGTCCATTGGGTCAAAACTTGGCATCAAGTACAGCTTCTGATTAAGCTAAAGCTGCAGTTGTTATTGCACCCCTCCTGGTCTCACACAGCAGGAGGGGTTTTTTCTTGCCATGCAAAAGCTTTTCAACGTGATGTCCGTCGCAGCATTCACGATGTCTGCGGGGATGGTGATTGGAACGATGGCCCTTTACACTCGGATTCCGTCGCTCACCAAGTACTACATGAGCGAGTTAAAGCTTGAGCTGACTAAGCTCGTCACTGACATGGTGCCCAGTCAGCTCGATGAAGCGTTGCCAGAGCTGCCTACAGAGACGGGTTTGCCGATCAAGTTTCCATGAGCGATCAGGTCAACTCTCCGCCTCATTACACCAAAGGCCGAATAGAAGCGATTGAAATCATTGAAGATGTAGTCGCTGGTGCACCTGAACCAGTTGTCGGTTATTTGGTTGGGCAAACATTGAAGTATCTGCTGCGTGCATGGCACAAAGAAGATGCGTCACAAGACCTGCAAAAGGCTTCTTGGTACTTGAGTCGTGCGATCTTGCGCCTAAATGCCCAAAATTCCTGAGATAGGGGTTCAAGGCGTATCTGTACCTGAAGTTCCTGCATGGCGAGCAATGCCGCCGCAGAGCCTTCCAAGCGAACCACCCATCACGTTGCAGATTGGATTTCCAGTGGCGGATATTCCGGGCTGCGTGGAGACTCGAAACACGCAACCTGGAAACCAGAAGGCTTACAGCAATGATCCACGCGGCAACATTGTTGTCTGTGGCGGCACCATGCCTTCATATAGGCCGCTGGATTTCACGCCTGGCACTCTGACTTACGACAGAGCCAAGCCACCAGTAATTAAAAGCGACACAAAAAAGCCGGCTGATGTCTCACGTCAGCCGGAACCCACCTCTTCGCCGCCGAGTGCTGATCTCGACATTTCAAAAGTAGCCATAGAACTGCCATGTCCTCCTCCTGATGCAATTCCTTTAGGTGCGAAGAACAAATCTCAAACTGCGGTCATCATTGGTTACGAAAGGGTCAACGGCAAGTGTGAAGCGATCTACGAGCAATTGGACGTACCGACCATCGTCAGCAATTATTTGCCTGGTGCACCTGTTGTGGCGACGACGGCCACGATCGCAGCTACTGCGACGACTGCTGCCATTTTTGCGAAGCCGTTAGGAGACTTCCTGCTCAAAGCGATTAAACCAACAGTCAAAAAAGCAATCAAGAAGATCAAGGAGAAGCTGGGGAAGAAGGTGCCTGTCGAGTCGGCTTGGCAGCGCCGGAAGAATCAACGGGCTTCGCGTAAGTAATTGAGTGTTTGTGGGGCGGCACTACGCCTGGTGGATTAGTAAGGACAACGTCAGCACAGATTTTTGCGTAAGGCGATTCAGGGTGAAACATGATGCCCTTCTGCATCAGCTCAGCACAGTTCTTAAGTCTGGCCAACTCGTAGTTAAGGCGCTTGTCAGCAAGGGCAGCATCTAAAAGTGCCACCTGTTTTTCTGCCGCTTTTTGACAGCTTCTGATATGAGCGCGATCCAGCGGTATCGAAATCGTGGCGGTGATTCCACCGTTAATCGAGAAGTTTGTTTTTTGGCCCGTGCGAACAGGTTTATAAAAGAGGACATTGCCCGGATTATCGGGCTGGCCATCGGGGATGGGATTACCTTCCGGATCAAACGCGCCAACGAGATCGAGAGTGTCATACACAGGTTCGTTGTAGGTTGCCTCGTATGGATCAGCCCAGCTGGTTGTAGAACTAATAAATGGGTTGATGTTTACGGTTGCACCTTGGCAACTGATTCCCCCACCATATGTATTTGTGAATGCAGAGCTTGGCAACACTTGTACCGCCTGGTTGGTCACACTCCCGGAGCTATTTGCGACTGGAGCGGCAGTGCTTGAAACCTGCGCTTGAGCTGGAGCGGTGAGGAGCAAAAGCGCTGCTATGACTCGCTTCATTGGGTGAAGGTGCTTAGCGTTTCGGTCAATGATTCAACGTCAGTTGTGCGTTCAATCAAAGTGTGATTAACAAGGCCAGGTCCTTGAAGCGTTTCAATGAACTGAAAACTAGCGCCTTGATTGACGATGCTCCAGGTGGGTTTATTAGCAGGATCAAGGCCGCGCCAAACACTAGAGATGCCGTTAACGGTGTTTGTCGTTGTGGTCAGACCCATTGGAGCGATAGGACCATTGGGCTCTACGTTCGTGCCTGAGGCTGTGTACTCATAGCCCGTCCGGTATTCGTATGAGTTAATTATTTCGTTGACCTTGGTCTTGGTGGTTGTCGTGGATTTAAGGGTGCCCTGCTGAAAGTTTGGGACAACAGGGATTGCCTTTGCCTCTGGAGCGGCAAAAGCTATGACGCAAAAAACGCCGTAAGCGATCCAGATTGCGCCCCACATCACTTGATCGTCAGTTCTTGAATGACTTGTCCGATTGCCTGAGTGCCAGCACCACCAGCTGTAATCGTGAGTGCTCCGTCAGTTGCGATTGTGCCTGCAAGACTGCCAGCCACGCCGCCTGAAGTTGTGGTGGTTGAACCAAACGCGGGCAGTGCTGGAACTACTCCGGAGGTGACTGTTGTTGAGAGGACGCTTGGGACATCATCTCCTTCTGTATAGCTTTCGCTGTAACTAAAAGCATCACCAGCAGTGGTAACGCTAAAAGCACCAGGGGTATAACCGAGAGCAGTTCCGGAAGTAAGTGTGCCGAGAGCAGGAGTAGTGTCCAGAGTGACGTTATTACCAGAAACCGCCATTGAAGACGGGATGCGCGTTGCGACTGATCCCGCTCCATCGACAGAGAGTGAAACGCTGGACTGGATTCTATGCGTGATGTCAGCCTGAGCTGGTGCTGCCATCAATGTGATGCCCAATACCAAAAGTGCGCGTTTCATTTTGGCTTTGATGTGGACGGTTCTTCCTTGATTGTAGTGTCCTCTTTTTTCTTTCTATTGTTGCCAACTGATAGGCCGAAGGATGCAGCAGTGCCACTGAGGATTGAGGCTGGGTACGTCGGATCGAGTGACTGCTTAAAAACACCGAGGTAATTGGCAGTCAAGATTGCCATCGCCCAACCAAGCAGCACGACCTTGATGACATCCCCAAGCCTTGAGTTGCCATCCTCATGTTCTTGACCTTGCTTTTCCTTAGTCTCTGCCATGATGAAGACAGTGTTGGCGGCGGATCATGGTTGAAGTCTGGGCCGCCGTTGCGGGCGCGTCAATCACAGTGGCTGGCGTTGGAGTCTCGGGTATCAACCGCCAAGCTCGTCAGGGCCAAGACTCGTTGATCCGGCTTACGGCTGCTGTGGACAACCTGTCAGGTCGGCTCGATATTTTGCACAACGACATCAAGACCAAAGATATGGAGGTCTTTGCCAGATTGAACGAATTAGAGCGTTCAGTAGCTCGACTTGAGGGGCATACAGATAGGCACTAACGTATTAGTGATATTCAAAGCAGTCTCATGCTTTTAGTCCTCAAGCCAATCTTGATGACCGCATGGAAGTCAAGGGCATTCAAGGAGCTGATTGTGGCGATGCTGGAGAAAATCGTCGCAAGGACTGACAACGACTTGGACGACTTGGCGGTCAAGCATGTACGCGAAATGCTGTTGCCTGACACAAGGATTGAAAAGTAGGGCGTGTCCGGCATCATCCAACTGACCCTGCTGTTGTCGGGCATGGCCCTTGGTCTCTTGCCGTTTTTCCAGTTTTTCCGTGGTACGCCCCACCAGCTGGCTGCAATTAAACAGCTTGAAGAGTCAATGCCGTCGGAGCTACTGGAGGAAAACGAAGCTGATTGGTTTCAAGCTTGGAAAGAAAGTGGCTATGACCAGCAGATTTACATGCCCTACTTCAAGCAGCTCGACAACAAGACAGGGACTGGCTACCGAGAGTGCTTCAGTTCAGCAGCAGCCATGGTGGCGGCCTTTTACAAAAAGGTTCGAACAGATGATGAGTACAACAAGGTCCGGGCCAAATTTGGTGACACCACCTCAGTAGAGGCTCAGCTAGCAGCGCTGCGGAGTCTTGGCCTAGAGGCTGAGTTTCGCAAGGACGGTGACGCCAACATGGTGGAGCTAGAGGTTGAGGCTGGGCGACCAGTACTAGTTGGCTGGTTGCATGCAGGCAACATGTTGCGAGGCGAGCCACCGATGTGCAATGGCTTGGGCTGTGGCCATTGGAGCGTGATCAGTGGTTACGCAGGCAAGAACAGCAACGATCCGGAATGGATCATGCAAGATCCACGCGGCTACCCAGAAATGGAGAAAGGTGGTCACAGCAATCCACACCAAGGGCGGAACGTCCGCGTGAGGCAGGCTGCGTTTCATCAACGCTGGCAGGCTGATGGCCCTGGAACTGGTTGGGTCATCTTGGTGAATGAGTAACTTTTATTGGCTGTGGGCCTACATCAGTGCGTTTTGGACGACTGTTGTGGTGCAGTGCGGCAGGCCGGTGAACTGGGACCAGTGCTCAAAAGTCAATGACTGGCTGGG